TACGAATAAATAACTCAATCCATTGTTTAATTGCTTCAATCTGCGTATCTTCTATATTGCGTCCATCCTCAAATACAAAACGATGTGTTTTATAGTCGAATTTAAATGACCGACCCACCTTGTATTGTGCGTTTGTAGCAGTCTTTGTAGATTGAATGGAATTAGTGAAGTTGTAATCTGTAGGAAACATCATACCCCCTCTTTCACAATATCAACGATAAAGAAATGTTGCTCATTTTCATCTGGAATAACAAGTACTTTATCGCCAGCTTTCCATAATTCATTAAGCACTATCTTGCCCTCGCCCTGTGCATCGTAATCAGATTTAGGACCAGCTGGACACCCTTTATGTGTCATTTGGCCACTATGTCGATAAGAGTATGTAGTGATATGGTGAATTAATTGAAAGCATACATATCCATTAGATGCATCTATCATAAACTTACCATCTCTAATAGCTACCTTCCATGGTGAAGTACTGATAACCTCACCTAGACAAGCACCTATCCGTATAGGGTTAGTACGTTCTTTGAACATCGATGCCATTTGACTGTGCCACTCTTCCATATATACCCCCTATGACATTCTAATTACTTTAGATGGTGCTTCGCCATTATGCCACGCATAATTGGCATCAGAATAAAACATAGCATGACCTTTACTGCTACTGTTACCAAAACCACCACCAACACCATCAGAGATGATAACATGGTCATTATTGCCATATACAAGTAAATCGCCTTTCTTAGCATAACCATTAAAGGCTTCCACTTTATATCCAGCGTTTTGGGCATTACCAACTAATGTTGGTACATCAGCTACACCAATATCTGCCTGTTGCTTTAAGAATGGACTGTAATATGAACCAGCCTTAACCGCCACATCTACGCATCCATTATCACGGTATACACTTTCATATCCGTTGAGTGCGTTCATACCAGCATCAACTTGTGTTGCATTAGCAGTACTATTTGTTGCATTTGGTGTAACAGTTTTAGTAGTGCTTGTTTTATATTTACTTGTATCTAATTCTTTAGTTACACGTTTTAGATCCAATGTCATAGTATGATTAACTCCATAATTATGCTTGCAGTTTTCTACTATGAATTTATCGTGTATGTCTACTGTGTAATCATCAATTATAATAATGCGACCACTCCTTACTGTATCATCACCTAATAATGTTAGGTTTAGCTTTTCAGCGACCTTATTGGTATCTTGAATGGTCTTTTTAGCAATTTGAGCAGTCTGTGCTTGCTTCTTATCATCAACTTTAACTATTTTCTTAATTAAGCCGTATTTTTTGATGCTTTCATCATCTTGGATGGTTGACTTAACTGATGTACTCTTTTCTTTTTGAGATATAGCCACGATGCTATTACGCATATCTTCCATGCTTAAATCTCTTGAGTAATTGTTAATAGGTTGAGTGATAACCTTATCAAGCACTAAATTCTTGTAGTCCTCAACATGTATCTTTCCTTCTCTGTATTCTAATCTGTACTTATATCCTGTTTCCTCTGTGGCTTGCTTAATAATATCCTTGATAACATCAGAGACTGTTTCACCTTGATATATCTTCTTGATTTTTGTCTTAATGTCAGCCACATTACCCAAAGGCACGTTATTTTCACTACACACCTTCTTGATAGCTTCAAGGCCGCTAACACCATTGAATTGAATTTCTATCTCTGATTTATTTAGATAGAAGCAGTAATCAAAGCAAGTGTAACTATATTTGTTAGCACCGCTTTGTTTTTCTGCAACCACAATGCCTTGAAATACTACTTGCTCTTGTTGTTCCTCGTTGAGTTGCGTTGTAGCACTCTTGTTATTGTTGCTTAATTGGTTACTAAACTCAATCTTGCCACCAATAGCAAGCCGTGTACCCATGAGGTTAAAATCGAAAGGGTTATCTGCCAAATCAAAGGTAAATTCTTGACCTAATGTATCAATGCCATCTGACCTTTGATAGTTATTTGTATAAGCGGTAATTTCACGTGTTTCAGTAACATCTTTACCATCTTTGTCTTTGGTTGTATTCGTATACTGTAACTTCATTTCTTAACCGCCTTACTGTCAGTATCTTTTGCATCTGCACCCTTATTTTCGCCACCAGTCGAAGATTGAGCCGTAGTTGATGTATTAGTATATACATACTCTTCAATGCCTATTGTGGCTTTAATATCGCCAACTTTATCGTATGTGTAAGATAGATCATTAATGACACATGGCATATTAAGAATTTCATTACCGTCAGACTGGATAATACATATCCGCATCACTGCTTTCATCTGCCGTTGTGCTTGAAAGAATTGCAAGCATTGTAGTCCATCGCTACCATTACCACGAATAAAAGAGTAATCCTTATTAATTGGTAACAAAATATTATCTAGGCTTAGTGTTCGAAGTCCTAACGGCCCTATAAGTTTAATATCTCCCCTAAGGCCATTAAAGGTTTCGTTAGATTGTGGCTCATTAATCGTAGGTAAAGGGTTAGGTACTACAGGTAGTGTAATGTATTCATCTGTTAATTCAGAGTGAAATACAATATCTGTAGTCGGTTTTCGTTCGGCATAATCTAAAATCTTACCGACTAGACCATGTGAAATTTTATCAGCAAACTTAGTAGCACGAGTTACCGCCAACTTTTGCAAGTCCGCTTGTTTCGTCATTAAGCGTTGCTTCATTACGCTTTTAGCGTTGTCTTGAAAACTCATTTCACACCCCCTTACATATTGCCCATAGCTAACATTACTTTATCTGTAACGTGTCTACCGCACGCATCCATAAAGTCTTCATTACCAATCACATTGCCTTGTACTGTTACATTGACTGTTACATTACCACGGCTACTTGCTAATTGTTTCATGCTTTCATCGTGTGGAATTACTTGTGATCCATTTGGTAGATTGATAATTTCGCCACGTTGATTTTCGTTGACATATGTCGCTCCACCTTTCCAGTACTCTGTACCAGTTGCATTATGTTCACCAGTTACACGGCCTACAGTATTGTTATATAGCCATGCTCCACCCTCTTTGATAGCATCGATTTTTTCGCCAGCCCATTGCAATTTATCTTGAACCCAGCCAAGCACATCCTGTGCAACAGATTTGATAATTCCAAAGTAACCATTAAAGATTTTGACTAATCCACTAAAAGCCATATCCCAATTGCCAGTGAATACACCAACAAGAAAATCAATGATGCCATTGAAGATTTGCATAACACCATCAAGTATAGGACTCATAATCTCCATAAATCGGTTATAGATAGGTGTAACTACTTCTATAACACCATTTACAAATTCCATGCATCCACTTACTAGGCTATTCCATAATTCGGCAGCATAGGTTGAAATTGCATCCCATACAGATAGCGCTACTTCCTTGACTGTTTCCCAATTATCAATTAATAAGTATAAACTAATTGCTATTGCAGTAATCGCAAGTAAAATTGGATTAGTCATCATTAACATACTTAACAACCTTACAACTTTGATTACAGTCATAAAGGCATTAAATATAGAAACCAATATAGGAATGACCCCAGCTATTACATTAAAGGCAACGAAGCCAGCAACAATTACTTTAAGTACTGGTAACAAAAAACCTAAATTTTCAGTACACCACTTAATAACACCACCAACAGTAGATAGTACGCTTTTAACTACATTCATACCTTCTGTTAGATTTGTCTTAATTGTTTCTTTATTTTCTGTAATAACTTGTGCGATCCATGTAAAAGCACCACTAAATGTGTTAAATATGTCTTGAATAACTGGTGCAACTATTGGCATGATTGTGCTAACCATATCAATAAAGGCCTTTTGCATTGGCAATAGACCTTTACCAATTGTAGCCATTAATGCTGCTTGTTGGTTCTTCATCCGTTTGAGTTGCCCATCTGGTGTATTAGCTAATATTTCATTCTGTTTAGAGAATGTACCATTAACTACTTCATTAATAGCAGCCAGTCGTTCTGCTTCTGTACCATTCTTGATGATTTCCTTTTGTGCTTCCGTTAAAGGTATCTTCATTTTGCTTAAACCAGCTACATCGCCATTAAATGCTCTACCGATTGCTTGTGATGCTAACTGTGCATCTTCTGCCGTAGCATTGATGCCAAATTTACCAGCTACTAAATTGGTTAATGCTTCCGATAAACCTTCTACTTTATCAACAGGAACATTCCATTTATTAAGCTCTTGATACCCAGCACGAATAGTGCCAGCAGAGATAACCCCTACTTGCCCCCATTTGGATGCATACTCATTTAACTGCTTTTGTGCAGCATCTAGCGACTCTGCGGATTTATCATACAAGGAATTGTTATTGGCCAAGCTATTACGCAATAATGTTTGAGATAACTCTGCACTTTTTGCCGTCTCTAGTGCTTTTTTGCCATAATCAACAATAGCACCAACACTAGCGAACGCACCCAAGCCTGACATAGCTAATCCCATCTTGCCGATGCTACCAGCAATGCCTAAGAATTTGTTATTAATTCCGTTGCCGAAATTACTTAACTTATTCTTCATGGCTACCATCTTGCGTTCTGTGTCTTTTGCACTATCCCCAGCCTTTTTCATAGGTGTAGTAAATTGGTCTTTAAGCCTAAGTAATACGTTAATACTTTTAGCCATTATTGCCCCTTTCTAAATCTTCCATATCCAATTCGAAGCATGCATTATAAAACGTGCGTTCTAATGGATCTAATGCAAGTAACGAGGATAATGTATGGCCTTTTTGCATATAATAGCGGAACATTGTTAGTTCCCTGTCCGCTCTTATTGCTTTTTTACATCTTCAACTGGATTAGAAATACCATACATACCCAAGATGGCTTCACCTAGTGCAGTAATATCTTCCACGCTATCGTTTAACACTTTATACACTACATCCGTAGGTTCAGCACATTCATATTTAGCTTGTAATTCTTTATTCTTAAACAAAGGAACGCATGCATAGATAAGTTGTACCATCGCATCCATCACTGTGGACAGCGTAGCATCCTGTTTGATTTCATCCATAATGCGTAACACAGTTGGTAATGGTTGATGAATTACAGTCAATTCACCACCTAAACCTTTAACATATACGTCTTTGGATTGAAACCCCTCTTGCATATTGCGATTAAGTAAATCTTCTAGTTGTAATTTAGCCATATATTATCCACCTCACATTAAAAGGAAAGGCGATGCATTAAGCACCGCCTATATATTAAAGAATTAAGTCTAAGTAGTTGTAATCAGCAAATTTGAAAGGATAACTTTCTTCTTGTACCTTTTTGTTTTCAAATCCATGTGTTAATTCATCCAAAGTAACACCAGTTAATTCGATACGTTCTGCACCATTTACATCTGGGTCTGTTAATTTAGATACAATTTTAATATCTGGTACACTACCATTTTTGATTTTACCAGCAATCTTTTGTGCTACACGGCTATCGATTTTGTGGAGTACTAATGTACCAGCACCCTCAAAACCTACCAAGCGTTGATGTACACCCATTTCGCCGTTAATGTCTACCGCTTCATATTTAAGGGAGATTTTAGCTTCAAAAGATTTAACATTTGCATATAATTCGCCATCAATCCATACCTTACCAAATTGGCCACGCAAGATTTGATTATGAATGTCTTTACTTGCCATACTTTACCCCCTTATTCCATAGTAATTTGGAAGGACAAATCTTCCATAGCATCCAAGATTTTAACTTTAGCAGCAATAAATACAGTAGACTTGAAGGACATTTCTTTAACCTTCGCTTCATCCCAATCTTCCGCTTCTATTTTGCCTACAGATAACCATGCTTGCCGTTGGTTTTCTACATCAACAAACGCATGATTGTCATATTCTGGATCTAAAATTTCACCATTAACAACTTTAGTTAAGGATTTGAAATAAGCGTTTACAGAAGAAATAAACAAGTATTGGTTATCCAAGTGGTTCTTATACTTGCCTACATAATACTTTTTGAATGTAGAGTATAAATCTTCTTGAATTAAGTCCATAGACTCAACAATAATGATTTTACGCATATCTTCTGTGTCAGTAGATGTGAATGTAGTCAATGTATTAACACCACGGCCAACACGCACTACATTATCTTCATCATCATTGATAAGAAGCAACCAGCCTTCATCAGTCCACTTATTTACATCTTTTTCTGCAGTAACATAAGAGTTATCTACATAGTCTAAATCTTCCAATTCATAATATGTAATGCTGCGGTTCATTGGCAAGTTAGCCAAAATGGATGTAATACGTGGTAAGTAATCAGTCATTTTAACATTAGTGCCAGCTACCGCATCAGCTTCATGTACAAAATTACCTTTCATATTTACTACATGCTTATCATCTGCCACCGCTACGTTAGCAACTACGCATTTAACCTTACGGCCTTTAGAGATAACATTACGGCTTTTAGTGTAAGACACTAAATCTGTTTGCCATTCTGCCACAGTTGTACAAGCCCAGTTATATTTAATACGGTCTAATACTTGTTTAATATCTGCAAATGCAGTTGTTTTAGTTGGAACGTGTAACACTACTACTTTGTTTACATTCACATAGAAACAACGCTTCAACAATTTAATTGTATCGGCATTATATTTCTTATCGGTAATATCTGCTTCAAATTTGAATACATCATAGCCGATTTCTGTTTGTTTATCGTCTTTAACGATAATTAAAGCCGTACCACGTTCAGAACGTAATACTGCAGATACTGCCTTTTGAATAAAGACAATATCAATATTTGGTAAGCCAATCGCCATTTTATGCTCCTTTTACCCATTAAAAATAGCACCCATACATGGTGGGTGCTATAACTATTGTTCTGTTGACTTTTGCAACTCTCCGTTGACTAACAGTTCTTCCATGTAAGGTGCATCTGCTTCTGGTCTGTTTTGATAGATCGTTACATCAAAGTTAATGATATATGACATATCGGCCTTATTGATTGTTTCGACTATATCAGATGCAGTTATACTAAATCCATCTGCTACGCTAATAGGCATTGCTAACATCTCACGCAAGCTTTCTCTTGCTTTGAGTAAGTTTAGATAGCCAATCTCACGCTTTTCATTGAAGTAGTAAATATAGATATTAAGCGTATCACCCCTTAGGATTTCGCCTATATCTTCATTATTAAAATCTACTACCTCAATAAAAAATGATGGTCTAGTAAATCCCTCTGATATATCCCTATCATTAACATCACATCCCAGTAGTTCCCTGCATCTTACTGTTAGCGCTTTAACAATGTCTACTGCTGTAACCACTATCAACCTAACCCCTTTTCGTCTAGCATTTTATCTACGAACTCTTCCGCCATAGATTGATATTCAGACGGAAATGCCTTGGCCGTTTTTCCCATGATATTTTTACCCCTTACAAATGCTTCCCCTGTATTGCCAACTATAAGCTTAGGTTTTCCTTGTGATTTATGGCCAAGCATTACATGTCCATGTTCAACTAACCATGCATGTGGTGCTGTATTTTTAACACGGACTTGCCACTCATCCTTGCCATATTTATATGATCTATCACGTTTTAACCCTTTAACAAGGTTCTTTGTGCCTTGCGTAGTACCTCTTTTATAGTTATTTCTGGCATTAGCTTTTAGCTTATTGCCAGCACGTTGCAAGAAGTTTTTTGTATCCTTTGGGAAATCTTTATTTGCTAATTCCAATAATT